GCTATATCATTGCTATTAGATGGCGTGGTCGTAATCGTACCCGTTGTCATTGCAACGCTAGTGGCCGATGCTGCACCTAATGTTGGTGTAACAAGCGTTGGCGAAGTTGCCAGCACAATGCTTCCAGAACCAGTTACCGCTTGCCCCAAAGCAGTTTGAACACCAGTTCCAAGAGACGTAATGCCCGTTCCACCATAAGCAGTGGCAATAGTTGAACCTTGCCAAATACCAGTTCCAATAGTTCCTACGCTTGTCAAAGACGAAGAAACTACGGTCGAATTAAGCGTTGTGCCAGATAATGTACCAGCTGGAGCAATAACTGCCGCTGTGGAGGCAATAGTTAATTGACCTTGAGCGTTAACCGTAAAAGTAGGAATTGCTGTAGATGAACCATAAGATGCCGCTGTAACACCCGTGTTGTCAATGCTGATTGTCCCAGAATTGGTTATTGGTCCGCCTGTTAGCCCCGTTCCAGTGTTGACTTGCGTAACCGTACCGCCAGCGGCACTTGGAGTAAGACCAATGGTTGCAATGCGTCCTTGCTGGTCAACCGTGATGACTGGGATAAAAGAAGCCGATCCGTAAGTACCCGGGGTTACAGATTGATTGGGCATCGAGATGGTTGGATTACCATTTATCCCATTTCCATCAGAAACAGTTAGTCCATTACCAGCTGCAATTGACCGGGTGACATATGATCCGCCCGTTTGATTGACCATTATGCCTGATGTACCGAGTCCAGCAAGGCCAGTTAGGTTATTGCTTAATGGCTGAGCATCAGTGATGCCATACCCGGCCAATGTGGTTGGTTTACCCGTAACTCCGCTAAATGGAACCGAAAATGTGGTTGAAGATGCAGCAGTAATTTGACCTTGTGAATTAATCGTAAAAATTGGAACCTGAGTCGAAGACCCATAAGTTCCAGAGCTTACGCCAGTATTTCCAATAGCAAGCGTAACATTTGACGAAAGATTTCCGCCGCCTGTTAATCCCGTTCCAGCGATAATTTGCGTTGTGTTGGGAGTAGCAACGGCGCCCACAAAAGCAGAAATAGTTGTGCGATAGGTTGTGCCATTTTGCACGATAAGTGCAAGATCAGCCCCTTGAGGGGACGTCGGAGGCGTTGGAAGCCCGGAAATGGAAATGGGTACAAGATTTGAAGGTACGGTCATGGCAATATGTAATCTTCGTTATTCTGTGTGACGATGAAATTATTGTCGTCTTCCGTAACCAACCCTTTCGGCGAAGTACCAATCGGAACATCTGGACGAACAAACGGAAGGGTAATCCGTTCAGGTTGCCGAGCTGGTAAACGATAGGGATCGAGTTGGTCCCTATCCTCTGAGCATACACGAAGTCCCGGAGAATTCATATCCGGCCAAAGGTCTTCAATTGACATTTTTCTCCGGCAGCGGTCACAAATCCCAATTCCGAGTGTACCTCTACCAGTTGTATCGAGCCAAATGGCCATGCTTACCTCGTATACATCGAGATATTTGGAGCCATCATAAATGGCGAATTGTCTCTTTCTTCCATAAACGCCAAGCCCATAGCTTCGGCAGCGCGAGGGGCAATGCGGTCAGCCATACCAATATCAACCTCTTTAAGCTCAAAGCAAAGACGGCTTGCAAGTTCCCAAGTAATGGCATCAACCCAGCGTTGTGGCAACTCAATCGTCTGCGTTAAAGAACCAACATCCATAATGTGACGCTGGCGCCAAGCAACAAATTGTGCAAATTGAGCCTGTTGATCTGGCACTGGCCATAAACGAACCACAGGAGCAGCTAATTGGCGATCAAGCCAAAACTGTAATGGACGGCCCTGAAATGTCTTATTGGGCAGGTTGGTGTAATCATCCTGATTAAGACGTGCAATTGGAATCTCGGTTGGATTACCAGCCGTTACAAATTCTGCAACGCTTAATGTTGCACCGCCATATTCTGACAAGCGCCAATACTGGGCAGTGATGGATGGATTAATATCGTACCAGTTCCACTCATTTTGAGCATAAACCACAGTGCCAGGATCAACCACAGTGGTCCAATTGATGTTATCGTTCGACCATTCAATTTTTAGCTTGTAAGACCCGGCGGCGTACATATTGACGCCAAGCGTTGTAATAAGTGTTGGCTGCAATAGGTTTTGAGTAATAAAACCATTTGGAGCTGTTTGGATGCAAGCGGTAGCTAAATTGCTATCATCGGCCAAGCTAGGAGAGCCACTGCTCGACGAGATCGAACCTGTATACTGGTTAATGGTCCGATAATTGGTATTGAGAAGGTCAACCGTTCCAGCGGGGGTGGTAACATATCCGTTACCCAAATAGAATGGTAAGATAATCTTTTCTACAGTCCAAAGCTGTAAACCGCGATTACAAAGAGAGGAAATCAGCAAATACAGACTGTCCAATGCGGTCTGCTGCATTTCCGAAGTAACAGTTTCAGGCGGAACTTTGCACCTTCTGAACGCTTGGTCCAAAATATTATTGGTGTTAAATACCGTTGCTGAAACTGTACCGCTGGTTGTCATTTCTTTTTAGACCTTCCGCCCATCTTCAACATCTGAGGATTACGCGACATTGCGATGTTTGCCAAGGATGGAGGGGCTTTTGGTTTTAGAGCCATAGGAGTTGCCATTGCAGCTGGTACAGATGGCAAACGCGGAGGCTTGTAAGCCGGGGCCATGCGAATTGGAACTGTAGTTGCGCCGCCACGAGCTTTTTTAATACGTCCACCCTTGGCTTGGTTCATTGGGTTTTCGCGCATATCTTCGGTTTCATTTTCGTACCGACGTTTTGCCGCTTCTTGAGCTTCGAAGGCTTTAAGGCGAGCTGCTTCTGATGGCGTCATCTTGGGCAAAGGAGCGTATTTGCGCGTATCCTTTGGAATCGGCATATCCTTCGTGTCTTCGATGATGCTTTCAATCGTTGGGCCATCGCCCTGAACACCGCCATCAGAGCCTTCAGCATAATGACGAGCTTTGCCACCCGTCTTGAACTTTGAGGCTGGCTTGGATTTAGCAAATGCGGTTGCTGCGCGTGACTTAGCAAGCTCAACATTCTGAGCCATTTTTGTTGCTCCGCCACGCATATAGCCTTTTACAGCCTTCTTACCAGTTGACCCAGTGAAGCCCTGTGCAGAATCAAAGGTAAACTCACCGTACTTGATGGTCATTTAAAACCCCTAAGCGTTTCAGCCAAACGAGCGCGTTTTGCCAATTTAGGATCAGAAGACTTTTCGGCCTTTTTGATCTTTGACATTGGTATTTTCTGGCCCTCTGGAACACCAAGTGAGCGATGAAGAGCGCCTTTGTTTTTTATGGCACCCTTGATCCAATTGCCGCCCTTGGCCATGCCACCTTTTTTAAGGCCTTGCATGGTTTCATTGTAATAAGCGTTAACATTATCCCCGCGAGCATTTACCAGCTTGTCGGCTTTTTTAATTTGTTCCATAGCATCATCAGAGCCGGGGGTTATATCATTTATTGCATTTTTTGTGTATTCACGAACAGTGTCGTCTTTGGCGCTTCTATCTTTTCCGCGAATATATTGCTTGGCACCGCTTGGCATTTCTTCCATGCGGATTGTGCCGGAATCATCATCATCCATGCCATCACGAGCTTCACCGCCACGGGCCTTCTTCATAATCTTTCCGCCACGACGATAGCCAGCACCTGAGCTTCCAGCATCTGCACCACCACCCATGCCCGATGGAGCGCCACCAGACATACCGCCGGGAGCTGAAGAAGCCATGTCCTCACCAGCGCTTTGAATATCGCCCATACCGCCCGGAGGCATCATTGGAGGCATACCAGCCGACTGCATGGCTGGACGTGCGCCACCGCCAAATACAGGATGAGCACCATGGTGCATTTTATGAGTGTGCTTGAAGTCTTTCATTTCTTTTTCCTCGTAGCAGCTGCGTTATCGACAAGATTAGGGTATGGACGGCCAGCTTTCTTGGCACTGGCTTTTGCGGAGGCTTTCTGTGATGCAGTCAGCTTTGTGCTTTTCTTCTTAGGATTGTCAGTTTCCCAAAATGGCTTTGCCATTTTATTTACCTTTGTTTCGCCCAGAGATTGCCTTAGCCTTAGCTTTTGCATCAGCTTTGCTTGATGCTCCCCAAGCCTTTAACGACAGCAACAAACGGGTAGGTTTGCCCTTTTCATCATGTTCAGGTCCGGGCATATTACCCATACGAGCAAGAAAGCTAGCCCTGCGTGGATTATCGCCAGCCTTTACCGGAGCTTTAATATTGTGGCCTTCTGCCTTCAGCGAGGCTCGACCCTTGGAATTTAATCCACCTTTAGGGTTTTTTCCTTCGGACCGTTGCCACGCTGGAGTTTTAGCCATATCATCCTCAAGATATTGATGCGTAAGTCTTGATTACTTCAAGAATGATTGTGTACCGAGAACCGGAAGTAGCCCCAACTGTACTAAATGCCACGTTTCCGGTAACACCCGTTCCAGCGTTATTAGGAATACCGCCAAACTCATTGTACGATTGGGTGTACATTTCATTCTTTGGAATTGTTTCGCAAATAAGATCGGTTGTTGCGTCCCAAAGGATATTTACGCCCATACCATCGGTCATGGCCCAGATCTTATTGATCTTTACGCCATTGCAAGCACTACCGAATTGATTTTTATTTAATGTAGATACAACAATCTTGTTGACAGCGGTTTCACCCGTGCCATCTGAAATGTTGGTAAATTTGAAAATAGCAAGCCGATCACCATCGAGGATCGTTTGCGAAGTGACTGCATCAGCCATCGGTTTTCTCCATGTGAAGGAAGGGGGAGACTAGCTCCCCCAACTCAATTAAGCCGGAGTTACACCGATTGCGCCAGTCTGGGTAGCGTTCGGGCCAGCCTGAATAGCTGTCATGCCAATGGCAATAACGAGGCGGCGGGTACCGTTTGCTGCGTTGCCAGATTGAGCATATGTGCCGCGAACATCACCCGTCGTAGCCGAAGGGGTGCTTGCATCAGCAGCAACGAACGTACCAGCATTGTCGGAAACGACGTTATCCCAGCCCGTGCGGAGCAGGTAGCCAGCGTTTGTAACTGCGTATGGAAGACCAAACACATCAGCACTACCAACCGACAACGTACCTGTGATCGCAGCCGAAACAGCAACCTGAGTAATTGTCTTGAATGTCTTGGTGCTGACTACAGTCGATGTACCGCTGCACGTAAGCTGCTGCGTTTGAGGCTGACCATAATAATCAGTTCCAGTGATCGTTACCGTCTGTGTCGTGTTGCCAGCGTTTGACGTAACAATCGAAAAAGCGCGAGCATAATCAAAGGTTGCCACACCAGCCGTAGCCGAAGCACCATTGATTGTTGCATTACCAGCAGTTGATACAGCCTGTGCAGCGCAAACTGCGGTTGCTGAAAGTGCAGCTGGCACAAGATCGTAAACATAAGTACGGCCAAGTGGACCTACGCCACGGCCAATTACACCCGGATTGCCAGCATTGGCCCATCCAGCAGTTTGAGGGCCGGTTGCCGGACCCATCCAGAGATCGTCATTAGTTTGTCCCATTGGTCTTCTCCTTGAAAAGCCTGACCGTTTCAGATGATGTATAATGCAATATTTTTCAGGAATTAGCTAGTCCCATCCCCATGTTTTTTAAGATAGTCCATTGCTGATTGGAGGAGGGTGGGGTCATGTTTAAAATGACCTATAGAATTATTGCACCCACGACATAAAAGCTCACGAACCAATCCCGTATCATGACAATGATCCACTGAAAGAGATATTGTTCTTCCTTTAATCACAGTTGTTTCTGGCTGCTTACAAATAGCACATACACCATTTTGAAGGCCAAATTGACGGTTAAACCAATCAAGATCGACGCCGTAATTCTTTTTAAGATCAGAGTTTTTGCCATAATCTTTATTGTACATACGTTTTTTGCGTTGGTACTCTCTCATATAAACTGCGCGGCTTTCTAAAGCCTCGTTAGATAATTTTGTTTCCTTCCAAAAAAAATTGTTTAAGCCCCAAGGTTGGGATTTATCTGGCCTATATACTTTTGCTTTTTGACTTGGTTTTTCTGGAACAGATTTAACAAATTTCCAAAAATCATGCCATTCTTTAGGAATGTTAAATTTATGATGGCGGATTAAACCACACCAAGATTTGTATAGTGGATGTTTTTCCCGCTTACCCCAATCGTTAGGGCGAGTATTTTCTAATGTCCCATGACGGGAAAGACGTTTTCTATGAGTATCGCACAGGCCATGTGAAACGGCCTGTGCGACGCAGTTATGAACGTGACATTTCTCTGGCATATCATCCTCCGGGTTTCTATCCCCTTATGGACTAATGCCAGAGATTTGTCAACTCATAAACCGGGAGTTCCCCAGACGCCGCGAGGATCGGTCCATCCGAAGATGTAACGCTCTGTCGCCTTATAGCGCATGGAGTCAGTCTCAAAGTCGCCTTCCATGCTCTTTTCGAGCGGGCGGCGCATGAGGAGCTTAAGACCTTCTGGCGCATCCGTCTCAACCCACCATGCGGTGTTCGAGGTAAGACGCGACAAGTTCGTGTGGCCTTCCGATAGAACCCCAGTCGTGGTGATTGGGTTAATATCATTGTTATTGGTGCCAGCACGAAGCGCAGACTTAAGAAGCACTTCCGATTGGAAGTAGTTCGAAGGAGATGCGATGATCTTCTTAGGCTCAAGACGGATCTTCTTGCCGTTGTTGTCAACTGCCTGACGAATCTGAATCAAGATTTGTTCGAGAGAAGTCTGCGAAAGCGCAGCTGCCGTCGTAAGCTGATTTGAGAATGTCTGACCGTTAGCAATCGGGTGAGCGGAGTTAACAAGCGTTACACCGTCACCGCCAACGTAACCAGCCGTAAATGCACGGTTAAGAATGTTGGCGCCAAGAGTTTCCTTGGTTTCGATGAGCGAACGAGCAAGATGCTCGGCGTAGGTGCGGCCAATTGAGATATGATCGCCGTCCTCGACGAGAACCTTCGTGAGCGCAAATGCCATGCCGTATACCCGATAGGTATAGCGAGCAAGGAAGAGAACGCCACCGCTCTGATAGGTTACTGGTGTGCCGTCTGGTAATTCAGGAGCAGCACCAAAGCCGAACAGAACAGGCTCTTCGTGATAGTTGCGTGGAATACCACGCTGTTCTTTGAAAACGGTAGCCCATTCGTCCTTGCGAACGTTGTAGATGCCGTCAAAGGTTTCGTTGAGAATTGGCTCAACTACTGACCGGAAGTCAGTACTCCGCATTGGAAGTGCCATAGTCTAGACCTCCTTAGTAAGCAGCTTGGTTAGCGACGTTCTGATGCTGGGAGATCTGAACCTGCACGATTGTGTAGGCATCACCCCAAGCATTGTCGATATAGTTCGACAAACCAACAACGCGAAGTTGAGCGTTAGTGGCAGAAGACGACACGTCCAAAGCGGTTGTAGATAAGCCAATTGGCGATGTGCCAGTGGCCGAGTTAATGTTGTACTGATTGCCGATATTGGCGATGCTCAACGAAGCATTGCCCTGAATTTCATAGGTGATGTATGGATCAGCCGTGAAATACACAACCGACGTTGTTCCCGTAAGGAACGTGGTCGATGCTGGGTAATAGTTCGAAACGCGCTGACGACCAGTGGTGTCAACCCATTCAATGCCCATAAAGCAACCAGTTAAACGGTCGCCAGCAGCAGCTGGGACAATGTAACCTTCGACGCTGCCGGAATCACCGGAAACGCCATAGCGAACAGGCTGAAACTGATAAATATCAGTGCCATAACCCGATTTGATTTGGCCAGATGTCGGACGTACCGTACCCGTTGCCGAGTAGATAGGGCGAAGGCCAAATGGACTTGCAGAAGAAGACATTCTTCATTTCCTTTTTGGTTTCGGTTGAGAGCCTAACGGCTCATTGGGGACCGCAAAGCCGCCAACCCATCACCCTCGTATATGTCTCCACCTAACTGCTTGGCTTGGCTACGAATAAAATCCGCAGTGTCAGCCAGTTTCCCTTCCTCTGCTAATGGCCGCTCATAGTGGGCTTCATTCATATATGCCTCATAAAGTTTAAGAGGCAATTTGAAGGCCACCATTTCATTCACCCCAATACAACCAGCGTATTCGCCTGTTTTTACCGAACTATGTTCCCAACCGGGAACCTCTTCAGGCGTTACTGGTATGTAACCAAGGGAGCGACGAGAATGGATAGAGTCGCGGGGATTGGCTGTTGTAAGCCAGCATATGTGGTATCCGGGGATATTGGGCAGGTCGGGCAAAGCGGATTGGAAAAAGCTCTGCCTAAACATTGAAAGACGATCATCATCGGAGATGTTTCTATCTTCGGTAACAATACGATCTTCCATTTCCCTAGAGACTCGGTTTTCGCCTTGTCCCTTCTTTAGACGTTCTTCATTTGACATGGGTTACTCCTTGAGGCTCAACGTGGGTTCTGACGGTCATAATTTCGGAAACTCTTAATATAACGTTTACGCTTTTCGCGGTCGTCCCAAGCGCCAACGTCTTGTAAAGCCTTTTTCCGTTCAGGCGTCAGATAGAATTCCTTGTCACTTGTAGATGGACGTGCAGTATATTCTCCACGGCCAGTTACAGGTGGGGCTGATCTTTTCCGCTCCCGGTCAGAGTTGGCAATCCCTAGCCGTCTCTTCACACGCGAATCAAGTTCGTCCCAGTAATCCTCACTAGAAGGGCTAATGCCCTGCTTTTGAGCCTCTCTTGCCCATGCCTCGTCAATTGCACGAGCAATTGCAGAATCTTCGTCCTCACCCGCAGGGTTAAACCACGAATTCTTCTGCATCCATTGTTGAGCGTAAGTTTCTGTTCTGGGATCAAGAACACTAGACTTTTGCTGCAACTGCGGATTTGATAGCCGCTTTCTGAGGTCTTCAGCCTCTCGAGCGGCATAAATGCTTTGTTCTCTTAGCTTTTGAGCAGCAACGGCTTTATCGCCATCACCCGTCTCAAAGGCTTCTTTTAACGCACTTTCTGCTCTGGTAATTTGTGCCAGAGCATAATTGTACCGCTGTTCGGCGGTCTGGGCATCCGATTGGATATTGCGGGTTTCAAGGGCGGCAAGCCGTTCCTTTGCTTCCAGCAACTCCTGAAGAAGGTGGGCATTTTCTTCCCGAGTCTTCTTCATGTTTTCTTTTTGACGCTGCTTCTGCCGTTTCCGGCGGAGCTGACGGGCGTTTATTTCCTCGCCATCATCTTCTTCATCTTGCGCGTCACGCTGCTCAGATTCGAGGCGGTCATCATCACCATCCTCATCATCATGGCCCTCTTCAAGTTCAATGACTTCGATGTCATCTTCGTCGTCTTCAATCAACTTCTTGTCATTCATGGCACACTCCTATCAGATATAGGCTTGAACGGAAAGAGGGTCCGCTTCAACCGTGCCAACAATATCAAGGTCGTTAAAGATAACGAACTCAACCTTTTCTCCCTTAGAACCGGGAATATCCCGGCGCCATCTTGCACCACCATACTTCGAAACGAAGACAAAGTCACCTTCTTTGTACCACGCCCCTTCTGGCCATAAATCCATTGTGTTCCGATTCCGAAAAGCCAGTGGTCCGACAGATACTACTTTTGCTACCTGCGTATTGTCTTGTTCAGCATCCTTTGTATAGTCCGAAAGGATAATACTCCCAATTTTGGTCTTTGGCCTACGGATTTGGACCAAAACCCTTGATCCGGTTGGCTTAATACCAAAGTCTACATTTGGAAACGCTTCATCAATCTCTGATAATGAAGGAATCACCACGGCGTTTGTAACCATGATCGTCGTCCTCGCTCTCTTTATTCAAAGCCATTTCGATGGTCTCAACGGCTTTCATCAACCCGGAATAATGTCCGGTCACACGCCCATACTCAAAGGCGTCTCGGTGTGCAGGGTGGCTCATCGCACTTTCTGCAAATTCTCTTTGCTCTTTCTTAAGCGCAATGAGCACCCGCTCAATTAGTGGAAAATCAGCAAGCCTTGCCACCGCGCTTTAGTCCTTTCATAGACTTCTGGCGGTCGTGCTTGGTATCCATTGGGGATTTTTCCCATGTTTTCATAGACATATGGTGTTTCTTGGCGAGCTTCTTGTCTTGGGCCTCGTCCATTGCTGAACCCTCCCAAGCCATACCACCTTTCTTAAAAGGGGTCGTCTTACCTTTCGGCTGTGGGATAGCCATTCCCATTGCCATTTTTTTGTGCTGATTAATGCCGGATTTCATCATTGTGTTTGCCCTTTTTGGATGCCAGTACCATTTTTGAGGTTGGTGCGATGCCCAGCCTCCAATTCAGACGCAGCAATAAGCATTGCCGTCTGGTTGTCCTCGCGGTTCATTTGTTCACGCGCCTGAATCTCTAGTTGTTTGTTCTGTGTGTCAGATATGATTTTCTGACGATCATTTTGGTTTTTGGCCTGATCCGCCATTGCACGGCGCTGCGTTTCAGCCTGTTGAGCTTGGATCGCAAGTTGCGTTGGATCTGGCTGTGGTGGCATATATTGCTGCATAAGCTGGATAACTTGCTGAATAATCTGGGGAATAGAACCCAATGTTCTTTGAGCTTCCGCTTCTACATGAGCATCAGCAGATGCCAACATACGATCAAACTCTTGGTCAATGTCTGTATTCTTAGGGTCCATGAGTTTGGACACATCCATGCCAGCAGCTTGAGATGCAATACGAACCGTTTCCGAAACGTACCACAAAGCAATGTGATCCTTTAGATGGTTGAGCATTGGAGGTATGACAACTGGTGCCATGATCCGGCTTCCACCCAAAAGCGGATTAGAAATGTAGCTCAGATGAACCTGAATATGAGCCAAGTGATCTTGATCCGGGAAAGCAATAATGGGAGAACCCATTGTTGCAGCTACATTTTCGTTAACTGCATTTAACTTTTGAGGCTCTGGAACCTTTTTTAGCAAATTTTTGGCGTTTGGGATTTTCGTTCTGTCAAGAATAAGTTCCTCAACCTTACGAAGATCATACAAATCCGGCATTGCTTGAGCGCGTTGCTCAATAATTTGGAGCTGGGCAAACCGCTGGACTTCCGAAAAGATATTTGGGTCGGATACCGGGATAACATCTAATGGGCCTTCAAAATCAGACCGACGAACCAAAAGCTCACCCGTCTCGTCATAGACATTTTCTTCTTCAAGATATGTCTTATTGAGACGGTGAAGAACCTTTAAGGTGCGGCCCATAGCGTCATGGAGACGGGCGTGGATGGCATTGAATACCACCATGCCTTGCTCAATAAGAGCCAATGTCGTTCCAACTGGTAGGCGATCTGGGTTGTCCGATATGTCTTCAAAGGTTGTCCGCACAACGCCCTTGGCTGCATCAACAAGAAATCCCATAAGGGTAAACAATGTCTGCGACGGTCCCGGGAAGGGAAGTTGCATAAATGTTTTGCGAATATCATCGTTGTTTGGCGTACCTTCGACTTCAAGAACTTGAGTTGGCTGGATATTAAGGCTTTGGCCACCTTTTGATCCACCTTTTAATTTTAGACCAGTCTGACTATTTTGAATGTGAGCGCTGTCCATAAGCGCACGAAGCGAACCAGTGATAGCGGCTGATAGGCCACCAATCATATGGACAATGCCAATTGGATATGCGCCGCGCCAAGGAACAAATGGAAACTCAATGATCCAATCAAGCGCAACCATGCGCTCATCGTCCATGTCCCAGTTGCGATAAATGGCAACGATCTCTTTACTTACCGAATCAACCGTGACGATGTACGGTGCAGTTTCGCCTTCGGTCTTGTCGTCCTCACTGATTTCGCACTCGACGTAACACTCAAAAATCTCACGAAGACCGTCTTCATCATAGTAATCAAACTGCTCACGGCCCTCGATCTTGTCATTTGCCTTTTCTGCCTTAGTCTGCTCTGGCATCGAAGTGGGAAGCAACTCAATGTCTCGGTACAAGCCAGATGCAACACGGCGATCAAATTCAAGTTGGGTTACATTTTGACGGTGGGTTTTGCGGTCAGCCGTATAGAACGACGTAGCCGCATAAGGCAGATACATATCATCGATAGTAATAAGATATGGCTTTGGACGCTTTAGGCGACGGTCCCATGTTAGCTTGAGATATTGAGCGCCACCAAGCGGAACTTGGGTAAGCAACTGCTCTAGCTCATTGCGAAACTCTGGCATTTGCTCAGTGAGCTGCCAATTCATGTAACGGCTCTTGCGCTTTGCCTTCTCAGCTTTTGCAGCTGTTGGATCGCCAATGATTTGTTCTTTTACTGGACCAGAGTCTGGACCAGAACGGGGGAACAATTCTTTAATAGCGCGAGCGGCAAAGTCAATAGATACTTCGGTCAGAATTGGGTGAACAACACGGGAGGCACCTTGGAATTGCGCTCCACCCGGGGCGTCGTTGCCTAATCCTGTACGCTTTAACCCTTCTTCATATTGTTTGTCACGAAGACTACGAGCTTCTTTATCCCGTGCGATAGCATCAAGTAGATCGTTTGCGAGATCTGATAAAGCAGTGTCAGGGATTGTTTCAGCAAGGTTAGCATAAAATTCAGGATTTTCATCGGCTTCACTTTCATCTTCTAAAGTAACAATGGCCCCGCCGTCGTCCGTATCTTGAACGTCGGTCTTTTCATTTTCAATTTCGACAAACTCACCGTCCATCGACATATCTTCAGGATTATCGGCCATTTACCTTTTCCGCATTTGATTTAAGGGGCCGATCTTACCGCCCTTTGCTGCCGTTGTATAGAAAGATGATTCTGGGCCATACCCATAACGGTAAACATTTTTACCCGGACCAGTATACTTTCTATTAAAAGAAGATGTGTAATTTGATGTGCTTGGAGTAGTAGTTACTGGAGTAGAGTTATTTGTTGTTTTTGATGTTGTTGTGGTGGTTGGTGTAGTAACGGTTGAAGTAGTAGGAGTTGTTACATCATAAGTTTTCTTATCAACTACAATAGGATTTGTATTACTAGTAGAAGTTGTACTTCCAGTTTTTCCTATTGTGCTTAAAGTACCAGCATTATTACCACCCAATGCGCTGTACTTGTCGGTTCCCATTTTAACAAATGGGTTAAATAATTCTTCAAGCCCTGTATTAAGAGTGCTTAAAAACGTAGGAACCATGTTTCCATTGGCATCAGGCACCATTACTTCAGGTGTTGTTTGGCCTACAGATATTTCACCACCACGGGTAGTTGGGCCAGATTTTACGCCATAGGTATCTGTATTGTATTTATTAAAATCGGCAATCAAACCGGGGTCTTCGGATCCCCAACCGGGTTGGTTCATAAGGTCTCGAAGCTGATCATTCGTGTATGAAGGGGGAGTAAATGAGCTGCCTTTTGTCTGATCGGTAGTTTCGGTTTCTCCCGAAGTATCTTTTGGAAATAACATAGAGCCAATGGTTGGCCCCCCTAATATACCGGAAGCAGTATTGACTAAACCAACGCCGGGAACAAATCCTACTGCGGCATTTGTCGCATTTTTAGGAAGTTCTGTTGTAATGTTTTTAACAAGCTGCTCAAACGGGGTAATTGGTTGCGTTTCGGATGGTGTAGCTACATTCGCTCTTAAATCCAAAGCATCTATTGGTTTTTGAGCAGAGATCGTTCTTAAGTTTAAAGCATCTATTGGTTTTTGAGCAGCGATGTCTCCACCATTTAAATCGGCTGGCCGAGCTGGAGGTAATGGGACATTTGAAAAGTCATCTGGACGAGCTGGAGGTAATGGGACATTGCCGGGCAAAACAAAATTGACTGGCGGCGTGTCAGCCGCAGCTGCTGGAGTAATTCCAAGGGATGCTTGAAGCAATTGATTCAAAGCAGAATTTGGATCACTTGTATCCGTACTGGATGATGCACCCGGAACTTGCTTAAGCAATTGGGATGTATCTTGGTATTTTGGAATACTACCAAAATTAGTAGATGGATTAACTTGTGTTTCGCCGGGGGGTGTAACTCCAATCGTTTGACCAAAGCCATTAAAAGAAAACGGTCCATTGCGGTCAATGGTTGCTGCATCTTGCGGACGGTCAATTGGCATTGGAGTGCCCGGGGCTGGAACACCACCCATTGCAGCAAGGTCAGCCGCTATACCGGGAGATGGTACAGATCCAATAGCATCAAGAGCGGCCCGAAAAACGGCGTCATTTGTTGAATTGCCGCCGGAGAAGTCTGGAACGCCGCCGGATGGATAACTACCATTAAATGGCCCTGTTAAAACAACCGAGTCAGGGACCGGACCTGTGGTAAATGTAGAAGTTGCTGTAGGTGGGGCTGTAAAAACAGAATTGTCTGTTGGAGCTTCACTTACAGTTGGCGTGCCAGAATATGTTACATCACCACGAGAATTAAAAGTTGGCGTTCCAATATCTGGAGAGTTGGATAGGCCGGGGCCAATAGGGGCATTGTAAAGATTTGCATTATCCCCGCTGGTATCGCGATCCCCGCTGGTATCGCGATCCCCGCTGGTATCGCGTTCTTCGCTGCTTTTCCCGCCACCGCCACCGTCACCACCACCGCCACCAAGGGCAATGATGTTCCAAAAGGAATATTTATCCAACAATGTTGTCATAACAGAGATTCCTTTTGGACCTTCTTACCTTGGTAATACCGAACGTATTTAATCTTCTTTCCCCAATGGCCCAGTTCTACCAGACGGTGGCGTATTTTGAAAGCAATCTCTTTCCCATGGCCGTAGGGAGCTATAATATCTACCAATGCAATATTATTTCCGCTGTTAAAGTCTTGAGGATTAATCTTGCGTTTTCCATTTAAAAAATCATCCAATGAGGAATTACTCATATATGCCCATGTTCCAAAACCGACAATTTTGTTCTCTTCCCGAACAATGATGCACTGACCATTTTCAATTGGGGGAAGTATAATGTTGAACACATCCTCGACATACCACTTCTTGTGGAGTTTGGATTGGTTCATCAAGGCCAATATATCTTTAATCATTTGCGGGAATGGGACATCCGGTGAGCCATGTACCGATCAAAATCCAATCCGCGCTTCCTAAATTCTTCCCGGATCATGGAGATCAAACCTTCCGGTCCCATTTGCTCAAGATGGTCAACATGGCCACCATGGGCCATATTGAGTTGCTGATTCATTGTTGGTTGTAGCATTGGGGCCATGCCACCGGATGCCATAAGGTTTCCAATTTGAGTTTGGGTATCTTTCCCATCAGACTGGTTGGCCCAATTAATGTTGCCGCCGTCAATAAAATCAGATTGCATAGGGGTTCACCACTTCCTTAGGGGGACGATAATCAATTTCGGGTTGTTCCGTAACCGATATGTTAGCATTATCCGCCATCCAGCGCAAAGCCTGAGTCGTCGAATCTACATAGTCATCGTGCCTAATAGACCCTTCTCCTCGAAATGAGCATAACTGGGAGATCATCTCTTCTGTCCAAGTTGCAGGTGCTCCAGCCATTTTCTTGGACTCAACCACATAGACTAGGCCCGAAGCAAAGAAATGCGAGACGGCGTGAAGACGCTGGAGTTTAGAAGCCCTTCCGGGATTATAAGGCATTGGAAAAATTCCCTCTCGGTACAAGGTCTGCCTAAGGGAAATACCGGAACCTTTGTCTTCGATGATAAGATGATCTGGCTTTTTGCCCATATTATACGGCTTACGGGAACCGAACTGGGGCTTGATTTCTGCGTTAAACTCATCATCGCCCCACCTTATAGCCATTTCCTTCTTAGATCGTTCAACAAGGTCAGGGAACCCCAAATGATCGCTCCAGCAGTCCAACAGCAGAAAGCCAACCATACCATCATGGTCAAAATAACCCCAGACAGTACACGCAGTTGGATCAGGATCACCACTCTTCTTGTTTAACGTCTTCTCAGTAAATGCCGTGTCAAGGGATACTACTATCATTTGAAACGGTGGCAAGGGCTGGCTTCTCGGCCAAATATTAAACCAATCCCTCTTGATAATGCCGCCTTCCTCAGAATCCAGTAGCTCACCCATCAATTCCTGTCTACCAATCTTTGTACCATTGTATTGCGACAAATTATCAAAAAAGCTCGCTGGAAGATTCTTTTCATTGTCAAAAGTGCTTCCCCGTATTAGAATAGTGTTATGTAAGTTCACAATTCTGCGAACCGCAGCCGTAGGTCTTGGTGTCGTAGTCCACACCGTCTGTGGATTATTACCAAGTCGCATACCAAACTGAAGCATATCCCATACTTCGTCTCCACTCTCCCAAGCCGCAAGCTCATCACACCAAGCCCAATGATGCTGGGGACCACGCAGACGATCCGGTTCACTCGCCGAGAACCCCTGCATTGTTGATCCGTTCTTCAACCGTATCTTAAGCTCACTCTTATTATAGCTCTCAATAATGCTATTAGGCATCTGAGCCAATAGACCAGCCGGTCCCTCTATACATACAGACTGAGCATCATACCGGGTAGGCGCTATAATAGCCCCATAAGACTTGGGATTCTGCCACGCTTGCCACCAAGCCCATGCAGCCCCCATCATCGTCTTACCAAACCCGCGACCAGCCAAAGCCCCACAGTAAGACCAGTCCGTCGTCTCAGGTATCACCTGATTGGGTCTAGCCGTCTTTAGCCATTTGAGCCGCGCTAAGACAGCTTCCTGACTGATTAAATCGAGGTTGCCGATATTATTCTGAATGATTTCAATGGCTTGCATAAATCATAACTTTGAAAACGGGTGGGAGGGGTCTATAAAAATTGCCCGAGGATCGCTCTGGGGGGTGTCACCACATGGACGGCACGTCCTATCCAGAGATGACGCCACGTCCACTTTAGAGACTGCCAGCTTCGAGCAATGCCGGTTCAGCTTCTATTTCGATTAGGTTTCTATTCCTAGTCATCTCTGCAAGTGCTTGTAATGCTTGGCTAATATCCGATTGTATCTGGATTGGAGCGTTCGGATCGCCCTTCATCTCGACAGAGGACAGGCGCGGGTGAACGTACGGCGCAGCAGCAATGGCGCATTGTATCCGGTCAGAAAGCTTTACTCCTTCCGTGCCGGCTGGAAGGTGGATTACACCCATTAGGAACGCTAGAGGCGTGGCATCTGGACCGGATCCGATACTGTTAAGCACCTGATCCACGGAGAACTTGCGCAATGTCTTGTCCGAAGTGCCAGCTTTCCGCCCTGCACCGATCCTTCTGCCACCTTTAGCCATCTCTTATGCTCCATCTGAGCCTAAGTCATTGGTTCTGACTTATGCTCCCATTGATTATAATCATTACGGATTGATTGTCTAGCTCCAGAGTCACCCCTGTCCCTGATAGCATCTCCTTGCCTGTCTGTAGGCTCTCTGGGACTGTTTCTTTCCCTGTCTGTACCTATGGACTGGACAACAAGGAGCAGACCTCTGCGGCCGTAAAATTTCACCCCTGCGCTGTCCTGATACCTTGAGCCGCTCGACCGTCTGTCCGGTCTGTATGCCCCAGCCTCTGCTAGAGCCTCGAAGCAGTCTCTCCCGCTTCCCTGTCTTTGATGCCTTTCACCTACCAGCATCAAGAGCACCTGATTTGCGCGATTTTGTTTCTTACCTACCGGAAACCGACACAGCTAAACCATTGGCAACACTATACTAAAAAAAAGAGTTGACAGCAAGACGGACGCACCGTCCTAGTATGCACAGGACGCAACGTCCTAGCAGGAGATGAACAATGGCAATAAAGACCTTTACCGTGACAGCGCCCAGCTACTGGGCGTCTTACTACATTAACGGCGATGCCTCAGGCCTCGAAGACGACGAGATCAAGGCAGCCGATCAATTTCACGACTGGCTTGCCAAAAACGAGCCGAACCTGAGCTGCACCGATGCCGAAGACGCCGGATTTATTCACTACCACGACGCCTTCAGCTTTTACCCTTATGCAGCCGATTGCTCGACCTACACTTTCCTAGTCGTTGAGGCCGACATTATCCTAGAGGAGATCACGCAATGAAAGTCTGGAAATTTACGGTGGACGGGAAAGAAGGCCGAGCGGAACGCTACGGCGTTGGTAATCTTCAAGTGTTCGTCGTCTGGGCTGGCATAGGCTGCCACCTCGAAGGATTGATTAAAAGCGCTCAAGATGCGGTTCTTAACGCTGAAAAGTGACAACAGGCCGAAGGCTGGCGCAATGTCCAGCCTTCCACCGGTTGCCATTCGGAACCGATAACAGGAGAAAACAGATGCAAGCAGAATTGACAATCGACATGCCGCGCACGTTTCAACCCATCGCTCGGCCACAGTGGACGCCATGGGGCGCGCCAGACCACGCCGAACAGATATTCAACGGCGTCTGGTCCCTCTCAACCCCTCGGCATGGTGGCTTTTATGTCTCAGCCGAACGCAGACGGACAATGCCGCAAGCGTGGCTTGATGCGACCTTCCACGGCCAAGGTCGAGACGGCTGGTTTGAGGAAGATTGCGATTGGTGCATGATCCCTTTGGCCTTCGCCGACGATTGGCGCAAATGGCGAGGCGATGAGGCCGACCGTGATTTAGACGGCGCGAGAAACACTTTCAACCACTGGATCGCCAAGAAAATCAAGTAGCGACAGCTTGAACGGGTGAGGCGCAACCCTTGCCTGTTCCCACGGTTGCTATGACCGGAAACAGGAGAACGACGATGCAACAAGCATATATTGAGCTAGAACTCGGCACTATTATTACCACGCAGAACCCGCAGCTCTATGACGGGAAGTTTTTAACAGGCAAACGGCTCAGCTCGACCGAGGGCAAACGGCGCCTTAAAGAGCAAGCACGGGATCACTTGCTGCTTTTAATCAGCCCGAAGGACACAATTTACACTGTTTTGCGCCACGTCTCAGCCTCTGGCATGAGCCGCCACATTGATTTTTACGTCATCAAATACAATCAACCGCTGTGGTTGACTGGATCAATCGGGCGATTGCTGGGCTTAAAGCAGGCCAAAGGCGATGGACTTATCGTAACAGGCTGCGGCATGGATATGGGCTTTGCCACGGTCTACAGCCTCGGCGCTGCGCTTTGGCCTCACGGCACGTCAGAGCCACACGGAACACGCAACGGAGAGCCGGACAGTGACGGTGGGTATGCTCTGAAACAGGCTTGGATTTGACAACAGCAGGGCGCATCCTTCGGGGTGCGTCTCAGCGGTTGCCATGACGGAACCGAAAACAGGAGGATTGAACAATGGATTATATCTATATTGGACCAAGCCCAGCGGATGAGCCTTGCGCTCAAGTAGGCGTGACGGAAGGGGCCGAGCGTCTCAACAAAATTGAGTGCTACGCCTACATCGAGGCTCTGCGGAAGGTTTACGGTCTAGAACCTGAAGGCGCTTTTCTAACCATCAAACGCGAGAGCCACGATCACGGCGATTATTTCGAGGTGGTCTGCAATTACGACGAAAGCAACGAGGTTGCCACGGATTACGCCTACCGACTGGAAAGCGGCCTAGCAACTTGGGCCGAGGCCGAGATGACGGCGGCGGTCCAATATGACGACAGAAGGCAGCCAGTCGGCATTGCAGCGTGACGACAGTTCGAGCGCATCCTACGGGGTGCGCTCCTGCGGTCGACATGGCCGAAAACAGGAGAATGAAAAATGCAAAGTGAAGTCAGGATCGGCCCTACAGGAGCCTCGTTCAATGGACCGGACGGAACACGCTTGTTCCAAGCGATCACGATCATGCTGGCCCTCAAGCTGCATAAGGCGGGATTGCGAGTTAATCGTCACACCACGACGACAGATTTGTTCAAGCTCGCGTCAAAATACACTGGGAAGGCATACAAGCGCGGAGAGTTCGACCGAGCGATGCAAGATTTGACCGGCTGGATTGATGCGATGAGGGCGGCTATCCCCGTCACAGTCGAAACTGGTTATCAAGCCGACAGCCCGATCAGCCTTAACGGAACGCACGTTTTTTAGTGACAACAGCCTAGCTGCATCCTGCGGGGTGCAGCTTCACGGTTGTCATTCCGACACCGAAAACAGGAGAACTGAACATGCCTAACTGGTGCAGCCACACGGCCACAATAAGCCACAACGACCCTGCGATGATTGCGGAGCTGATCGACAGCTTTTCAGAGGAAAAGACCTTCGAACATTTCATTCCTTTGCCTGACTATGGGTGGGATTACGACTGGTGTGTCGAACATTGGGGGACAAAATGGGACATAAACAGCCCACAATATACGCTTGACGGCCCGACAATGGTGGAGGCAACATTCTTAACAGCGTGGGCGCCCCCTATTCCAGTATTCGAGCGCATGAAAAATCTTGGTTATACGGTCAAGGCGGACTATTGGGACGAAGGCGGTTTCTTTGTCGGCATTTGGAACGACGGGGACGACCGATGCTGCTCTGATCTTGACAACGCACCCGATGACATGGCCCACCTTGTTGCTCACTTCAATTATCCAGAGGACGCTGACCCGAGCAATTTCGAGGTTGAAGCCGAAACCACGAATTCAATAGGAGTATTATAATGGGCGGATGTGTAAGACTTGGATTCTACCAAGATCAATACAGAAGCTATCAAGAGGCGAACGCGAGCGGAGGAGTCTATTCCGTTCGGTTGGATTATGGCGAGGCCCACAAAGGCCTTGCCCAAACTGCCGTATACGATGCCATGGAAATCATCGCAGAGGTCAAAAACTGCTTTGGCTTGCCAGAAAAGCGATTGCGGTATGTCCTTTTTGATGAAAAAGACAACCTGATCGATGCAGGTTAAGTAATGACACCAAAACAGCTTGATACGATCCTTAAAGCCAACGGGGAAACCCGAACGGCATTTGCCTTACGGATCGGAGTAACGCCAAGAACAGTCCGACGATGGCTTAACGGTCAACACCCGATCCCGCAATGGCTTGAGAACTTACTGAAATAAAATTGGCCTCGACAGCACGGACACTGTCGAGGCCTTTTACTGTCGGGAAACAGGAGGGAAACCCGACAGCTATTCCAGTTTATCCTTATACATAAGGCGAGCCTCAGTTGAACCGTGTAGCCTTAAAACGTCATTCCAGTCTGCCCCACGGATGTCGGGTATTATCACCCGAACAACGTCGAGGGGTTTATTGTTTTTGAGCGCCCAGCCTAGCCGATAGGCTGCGAGCTGTCCAGTAAGGCTGTCGTCGTTGTCGCCAAAAACATAAACTTTTCTTACGATGTGAGGCGGCGTCCACTTCACAAGCATTGCAGCGCTGATCGCGGCCCACGTTGGGATGCCAAAGATCGCGTAGGCTGAGATCGCGGTTTCGATACCTTCAGCAATGCCGAGCGTGTCTTGATATGGGAAAAGCCGGATCGCCGAGCCGTCTGGGATCGATCCTTGCATCAGCATCCTTGACTTCTCGATAGCGGCCTTGTCACCACCAGCCGTGAGGTACGTCCTATGAATTGACACAGGCTTGTTGTCTAAATCAGTGATTTTGGCAATCATCGCCGGATGCTCCGACCGAGTGTCGGAATGATACAGAGCCGGATGAAAACGCAGCACGGTTGGAACGTCGACCAGACCCGTCCGAGCATATAGATACTTCTGGACTGGATCGCCAAGTGATACAGGACGAGCAGCCGACCACGTTTCGTTTAGGGCTTTCCGCCGCTCGGTATCGTTAATTTCCTTTTTGGTTTCCATTTTCCTTTCGACCTTCCCGACAATGTATTTTACCTCACGCATGGCTTGGCGCATATCCCAACCCTTAACCTTTGTTAGCAAAGTGAATCCAGTCCCTGCGCCGCAATGGTTGCAATGGAACGTACCCAAGCCTTCTTTATCGTCGAAAATGAAACGGTCTTTCCCACCACATATAGGGCATGGCCCGTGCTTTCTGAGGCGCAGCTTTAGCCCAAAGTGATCCATCAGGCCGACCCATCGACCCCGAGCATCCTCGATGACGTTCATTTCCAGCTACCATTAACGGCTTGCTCGGCCCTGCGCTTCCTGATCCATTGGTTTTTTACCCAGCCGATCGTCTTCTTGGATGGCATAACTGGCACTCGAGTGAACATCTTATCGGGGAACTCATGGTATTTGTCTTTGTACTGATGATAGGCCCACCCCTGCTTGTACTTGCGCTCCTCGCAGATGCCAAGCAGCTCCCGATAGAACAGTTCTTTTTCCTCGAACGGCGTCATCACCTCGCTGTAGACCTTATTGCCTCCCCGCCCCGATACCTCGTGCAGATCGCCATCGGCGTAAAAGACGTTCGCCCGTGGCATGGTTTCGAACCCGCATGCAGGACAAATCCTTATTCTGGCTGGCTTCAGGTAGGTGCATTTTGGGCAGACCTTCGGCAGAGGCTCTTGCTTTTCCCGTTTGTCACCGCCTCCCATCTTCTTTTTACCGTCATCGAGAACGCCATGATAAATGTCGGTCACGAACCCGAGACGTGCGGTCGTGTCAGAATGATCTAAAATCAGGCAATCTTGCTTACCTCCGAACATGCGCAGACCACGACCGACGATTTGGCAGTAGAGCATTTCGCTCTTGGTCGGCCTAGCTAATATCAGACATGATACGAATGGCAGGTCGACGCCGGTCGTCATAACGCCGACATTGCAAATGACTTTGTATTCGCCATTTCGGAATTGCTGAGCCAGCTCGTCGCGCTCGTCCAAAGGTGTCTCACCATCAACATAGGCAGCAGGTATATTGGCCTTATTAAAACTGTCGCAGATATTGGCAGCATGGGCGCGATTGACTGCAAAACAAATGGTCGGCCTATCATCGCCGAGTTTAATCCAAGTATCGACAATGTCAGCTACCAAAGCAGCTCTGTTCATGGCATTGGCTAAACCCGTCATCTCATAATCTCCGGCGACGGTCTTGATGCCTTCGAGGTCGGGCTTGGATGGGGCGTACACCCTGAATTTGGACAAGAACTCGCTATCGATCAGCTCCTGAGTTGTGGTCCCAATCACTAGCTCGTCGTAGAGCTTGCCCAATCCTTTGGTCCACGGCGTGGCAGACAGCCCAATGATTGGAATATCTATCCATTCTAGGTCATCGAACCACCGCTTATATATATCAAAGACGACATGGGCCTCGTCGATCAGGACCATATCGGCTGGTGGTATTTTGCGCCGCATCAAGGTTTGGACCGAGCATATCTGGACCTTGGCAGACGCATCGGTCAGCTCGTGCATACCCTGCACCACGCCAATGTCGTAGATCCCGTCTCGCTTGAAGCTATCGATGGTCTGGGTAATCAAGCTGAGCGCAGGGACCGTGAAGATGACCCGCTTATCATTGCCTAGAGCCGACTTGATAATAGCGGCAGCAGTAGCCGTTTTACCTGCACCAGTCGGCATCTGAAGCATCAGGCGCCGCTTGCCATTGGCAATAGAGGATTGGAGGCTGGCAATGGCAGCCTCCTGATAGTCCCGTAACTCGTGTTGCATTACAAACCTGCACGTTTGAGGATGCTGAATACTCTTGACTGGCTTATTTGGTGCTTTTTACCGATTTCGGTTTTCGTGAACCCCTGCTTGAACTGCTGAATGATCTCGTCATTCCGATCAGTCTTCGCCACTCGCTCCCGATAAGCAGCCAAACCATTCGTCTTACCAGTGGCATGGTAGTTGTTTTTTCGAGGCAGCACAACAGGTTTTTGTACAACGTGTTGAATAAATCCTTCCCGCTTTTGCTTAATGATAATAGCGTTTAGCCCCTCGATGATGGTGATCGCCGTATTAAGCGTGTTCAGCAGCCGAGACAGAAACGCCTCATTGTATGGCGGTTTGGTCTGGGTGAGTTTTCGAACGTCACCGAGGAAATAATCTAATCCCGTCTTCATGCGACACCTCTATTGCCAAACGCAAGTAAAAGCCGATTTCGTTTCGGTACCGTTATAAAATATGGTGCCACCATATCCATTAAAAGTTTTGGCATCCAGAACCATACGAAACGTGCCCTTGCTGCCAAATTGTTGAATTAAAAGATACCGATTTGTACTATCGGTATAATCCACCGTCCCATAATTGAAAGGTCCGCCATCCCACTGAAGATGAACCTCTGATTCGTTTTCTTTACCCAAAATAATTAAATGTTGATGACTATCATTTGCAAAACACGAAAGTACTGCGTCTTTCGCGGTTGCCGATGTCGAGGCCAGCAGTGCTGCCACTAATAACCGTTTCATTCTTCGCCCCTGTTTAAATAATCCGCAACAATAACCAGCTGCTTAATTGCCTCCTTGAGCGCCTTACTAGCAGCAGCGACACGAGCATCCGGCGTAAACTCTATCAAATCGTACCGGTCGTAAAGCGCACTGTCACGCTTAGTGTCCTTGCCAGTCTCCTTGTCCCATGTAGCCATCATTAGACGACCATTCTGGAGCAGCACCGTGCCAGTCAGCACTGGGTAGTCCCATGATCCTTCATCGATGCTGACCTTGAGGTATTGCTTAGTCCTGTATTCCTTGTGTGGTACTATCATACCGCTCTCCCGTTTCTAGGCACACGTCCGCTTCCGCTATCCCCCTGACTGAAGTCAGCTGCGGACCAGAGGAGGTCAGTCAGACACCGTTTACCCGCAGATACCCGTATTCGGTGGGCCTTGCCGTCCCCCTAGTCGAACTATACGACTATCATTGGGGTTTGAATCGTCTGCGGCTATCCCCTAGCTCGACCAGCGTCGGGGCCGTCGGAATATCCCACCATCTCCAGTGGGGAAAAAACCAGCGGTGTCCATCCGGTTTGATGACTCCGGCGCGTCTCTATTCGTTTTGATGGGGTGAATAGTCAAAGCCCCCTTCCAGTCTCGACGTGTTGATGCTCAATCAGTTATAGAAATAACTGGGCATTTTACACAATCGTTTCGGGGACGAACCAGAGGAGATTGTTTGAACAGGCGCGAACACCTACAACTATCTCGTCTGAACGTCGTCCGGCAAAAGACTGTTTAGTTCAGATAGGCCTCGGGTATAGAGCTGATTGCTCCCCGAGGCTTTCTTATTTTCAAGCTAATATTAAATTTATGGCCTGTCAAGCAGCGGGTGGGTGGCCTGACGCTGCTCTGCTTCGGCCACCCCTAGACGTAGAAGCAGCAGAAATACGCCGCCCCGCTGTACGAATTATAGAATATGATATAAAATTGACAAGAATTTATTTTATACAACGCCTATCTTTGGCGGGGATAACACTATGCCCAATAAAAAGCTCAGCGTAGATGTAATGATTGAGACAATGCGTCTGTTCGAAATGAACAACCGAAGCAGTGCCGAGGCTGCTCGTCAGATCAATGTTAACCCAGATACCTTCTACCACCGTCTTAAACTGGCAAGAGAAAGGTTTCCAGACGGTCTGCCAGAAGGAGAAGTTCGGGACCGATGGACCTACCCACGGATGACCGCAATCCAAGCCCCTAATACCAAATGGATCATAGGATCTGATCTCCACATTTGGAGCGGTGAGCCACCTTTAATTTATAAAGCCTTTATATCCGTCGCCAAAAAACTCAAGGTCGACGGTATTATTCTAAATGGCGACATTATTGATGGAGCACGAATCAGTCGCCACCCATCCATAAGAGGCAGCTCGGCGCCTAAGATTGATGTCGAAATTGAAACAGCCAAAAAGTGGTTGAAAATGCTTCCCAATGCCCAACATAGATTATGGACGTTAGGCAATCACGATTTGCGAATTGACAACTACATTGCAGCCAACGCCAACGAGCTGAGCGACTATATTTTGTCCCTTGCCGAGCATTTCCCTGCATGGACTTTTGCCTTTGCCTTTGACATCAATGAGACTCTCGAAGTCCGGCATAGGTTCAGGGGCGGCATCCACGGCGCTTGGAACAACACTTTGCATAGCGGCGTCAACATAGCCACCGGACATACCCACCAGTTGCAGGTGACGGCAATGCGGGATCGGCATGGATCAAGATGGGGAATTGAGACTGGGACACTCGCAGATCCATTGGGACCACAGTTCGAGTATTCCGAAGGGACGCCAAGCAGGGCTCAGATGGGCTTCGCCGTCATTTCCTTTGATGAAGATGGTAAAATGTTTCCGCCAGAATTGTGCGAGATGATTCGTGGTCGCCCCGTATTCAGAGGCGACCACGTTCTGTAAGCAAGAGGATTACTCTTCTTCCTCTT